TCAGGAACTGGATTTGCTTTAACTGATGCAAAAATTTACGCAGCTTATTCTGATGGAACTAACATGAGTGAAATTTCATTGAACACTTTAGGTGGAACAATTGCAACAGCTCAAATTGAAGCCGCAGCAATTACAACTTCATTGATTGCAGACGATGCTATAACTTCTGCAAAAATTTCAGACAATGCAATTATAACTTCTCTGATTTCAAACGCAAATGTTACAACTGCAAAGATAGCTGACGATGCTGTTACAGCTGACAAACTTGCTAACACTGCAGTTTCTGCAGGTACTTACACAACTGCAGATATTACAGTTGATGCACAAGGCAGAATTACTTCTGCTGCTAGTGGATCAGCTGGAGGCGCAACTACAATGACAGCAGCTTTTATTACAGGAAGTGGAAATCATACTACTGGAGCAAATACTACAACTATGCTTATGTACCTTAAAGGTGGCGGAGGCGGAGGAGGAGCACCAGGAGGTGGACGAAACGGCGGTGCTGGAGGCAGTGGCGGTTATGCTTTTTGGTCTAAACCTGTAGCATCATCAACTTCTTACGCTTATGCAAACGGAACTGGAGGTGCTGGAGGTAATTATAACCCTGGACCAGGAAACGGTAATGCTGGTCAAACAGGAGGAACTTCTACTATGGCTTACCAAGGAGGGACTGCATCTCAACCTGGAGGTAGTGGTGGGAATGGTGGTACTAATTCTGCAAATGGAAATCCTGGTAGTGATGGTACTGCTGGAGCAGGTGCAACAGTAGCTAATTTAGGACAAGGTGAAGACACTGCTTTTGGACCATCAATGAATGTTGGTAAAGGTGGACGAGCATCGACTGGAGAAGATGGTACTAACGGATCAATTGTAATTTTTGAGGCATAATATTATGGCATATTTTTATTTTAATAAAGGAACAGAAAAAATGAATTCAACTTTACTAGCTATTGTTGAAAATTCTGAAGATCAAGTTTTTTTCCCTAGCTCTGAAAGTGCTGACATTTGTGAAGTAAGCACTGAAGATTTTAAAAAAATTCAACTAAATACACATTATATAAACTCCTACGATGGATCAAATTTTGTTTTTGAAATACATCCTACTGATAATAGACTTCCAGATGAAGAAAGAGAAACTGTAGAATTATTACAAAATCACTTAAATAAGTTAAGTAAACGAATTGGTAAATGGATGAAAGAAAATCCTGGTCATGCAAAATCTTCTGAATGGTCTGCTTATAAAACATATTTAGAAAATGTAGATGTGGCTTCAATTGTACCCATAGGTAAAAATTGGGAAGAATACTGTAGTGATAACTCTATTGCTTTTAAAAATATTATAGAATTACCACACAAATAATTATTTACTAAAACATCTTATTGTTATATTACAAACGTATGTTTGATAATATCATAACATTTAGTGCAGATCCAAAATATGTTTCTTTAAAAGAGTGTTATCCAGAACCAATTAAACTCCATATTCCAAAATGGTTTAAAAAAATAGAACATCATCCAGATCAAAAAACAATTAAAGGGTGTATGCCTTTTCTTGAAACTGTTACCAGTGGTTATGTTTTGAAGCTTCCTTTAGATTTTCATCTGAAACATAATTTTTTAAATGAAAATGGACAAAGAGAAAGTTCATTAACTAATATTGTAAGACCAATGGAAAATGTTAATTTAAATTATTATTCAGATAGCCACCCACCAAAACAATTAAAAGGTTCTCCTTTAATTAAAAAAAATTTAAATTTTCCTTTTTATAAAATATTAAACCCATGGAGAATTAAAACACCCCCAGGTTATTCTTGCTTATTTACAGCTCCATTTAATAACTCAGATGATAGATTTTCTATTATCACTGGTATAGTTCACACAGATAAATTTAAACCAGAAATTAATTTTCCGTTTACTGTAAATGGTGATAAATATCCTGTATTAGATACTATATTAAAAAAAAATACACCTTATGTACAAGTAATACCTTTCAAAAGAGATTCATGGCAAATGCAAATTAAAGCTAAAGAAGAAAATCAAATTTTTAATTTTACTTGGTCTTCTAAAATATTTAGAGTTTATCAAAATAAAATATGGAAAAGTGTTACATGGAAGTAAAAAATAATAACTCAATTTTAGATTACATAAGAATTTTTGATGATGCTTTAGATAAAAGATTATTAAAAAAAATTTATAGATATGCTAAAGATAAACCGTATTTTTGTAAAATAAAACCTACAACAATTGACGAAGGGCACGGAATTGAAAAGGTAGAGAAAGATGTTAGATCTGGAAGTTTAGAGTCCCTAAGAGTTTATAATAGTTCTTCCATGACTAATGTAAGAATTTGTAATTTTCTTACTAATGTATTTAAAAAATATGGTTTTAAATACTTAAATCTTACTGTTGGTAATCCGATGTCTATGTTTAAAATAAATCAAATAGATTTATTAAGATATGGAGAAAAAGATCATTTCATAAAACACATTGATGCAGGATCTTCTAATCATAGAAATTTAAGTTTTATTTTAATGTTAAATGACGATTACGAAGGAGGGCAACTTGAAATTCTTTCTCCAAGAGGAGAAAATATAAATTTAAAAATACCTGGTAAAGCTAATAGGTTAATTATGTTTCCATCAAATTTTATGTACCCTCACATTGTACACCCAATTACTAAAGGTGAAAGGTTTACGGTAGTTGCATGGGCACAATAAATAATTTTAAATTTAAACTACTTAAAAACTTTTTTTCAAAAAAAGAAATTGATGTATATTCTAAATATTGTAAGTATAGGCATATATGTGATAATAAAGATGTCGATAATATTTTTAATAATAAATTAGAAAAATTTCCTGAGGAAACATGTTTTTTTGATGATCCATTATTTGAATCTGTGTTACTTAATATTACAAAAGATGTTGAAAAGAAATGTGGCTTAAAACTTTTTCCAACTTATTCTTATTGGCGTATGTATACCTATGGTGCGTCTTTACCAAAACATACAGATAGATCATCTTGCGAAATAAGTATGACTTGTCATATAGGAGGCTCTACAAATAATTGGCCTATATATATGGCGGATAAAAAAATATTTACTAAACCAGGTGATGCAATTATCTATTTAGGTCAAGAGATACCTCATGAAAGAAAAATATTAAAACACGATTTTCAAACAAATGTTTTTTTTCATTGGGTAGACCAAAACGGACCCAATACAGATAATAAGTATAGTGCAAAATTAATTGCGGAGTCACTTAATGATTTTTAAACAATCAAAGAACGGAGACTGTGATATTATTTTTACTAAAAAAGAAATAGATATATTAAATAAACGAAAAAAAATAACTTTAAGTGCACATAATTTTAGAGATTTTAGTAATAATCTAATTAAAGTAATAGCAGAGTTTCATGAGAATTTACCAGAAGAAGAAAAAGAAAGAGTAACAATGTCAGGTAATGTTAAGACAAATGATTAAAATAGAAACAAATGTAATTAAAAATTCTTTATTTACAAATATAGAAAATTTAATAATACATCCTAAATTTAATTATTCTATGAATTGTAATACTGAAGTAGTAAATTTTTACCATACGCTGTATTATGATAATAATATAGTAAGTCCTTTTGCACATGTTATTAACCCTGTTATTGATTTTTTAAAAATAAAAGTAAGTAATGCTATGATTGTTGTAGTCCCAAAAACAAATGAAAAAAAACCAATATTTAAGAAAATTGAAAAACCACTAGAAATAATGGACACAATAACTTGTGTTTATTTTATAAATACAAACAATGGTAATTTTAATTTATTTAATTTTGATGATATTAATCCAGAACAAAATAAAATTTTTATGTATGATTCTAATTTAGAGGTTACAAACTTTACCTGTACAGATAAAAAATTTAAGGTTTATTTACAATTAGAATTTTTTAAAGGTTCTAATAATATGAATGATTAATAGCTTTTTACCTTCAGAAGGTATATTATAAGGGTTATTAACACAAAGTATTAATAATGATATAATGTAGTATGCCTTTAACAAAAGTAGAAATAGCACCAGGATTTAACAAACAAGTAACTGAAACAGGCGCAGAAGGTCAATGGACTGATGGCGACTTTGTAAGGTTTAGGTATGGATTACCTGAGAAAATAGGTGGTTGGGAGCAACTTGTTAACACATCCTTAGTGGGAGCAGCAAGAGAACAGTTTGTTTGGGCTGATTTAGATGGCCGGAGATATGCTGCAATAGGCACTAACAAACTTTTAATTATTTATTATGAAGGATCTTTTTACGATATTACACCTTTAGGAACCGCTTTGACTGGATGTACCTTTGATACGGTAGATACTTCTACAACAGTAACTGTAAACAAGGCAGCGCATGGATTACAACCTGGTGATCTTTTCACCTTTACTTCAGTTACGCCTCCTGTTGGCGCTGGTTACTTAGCTTCAGATTTTGAGACTAATACTTTTCAAGTAGTTACTGTACCCGGCAGTGATACATTTACTATAACAATGGCAAGCGCAGCAGGGACAACGGTCAGCGGAAGTGGCTCAGCAACAGTAACTCCTTATGTCAAAGTTGGAGATTTAGGATCTACGTACGGTTTTGGTTTTGGAACAGGTTTATGGGGTGGAGGACAACAACTTTTTGGAACTTTAAATGGAGCTTTACTAGATGACACCGCAGGTACTGGAGGTGTTGGAACATCAATTACGCTTGCATCAACAACTGGATTTCCAACTTCTGGAACAATAAAAGTTGGTGCAGAATTTATTTCTTACACTGGAATATCTTCAAATGATTTAACAGGTATTACAAGAGATGTTGCAGGTACTAGGTCTGCTCATTCTTCAGGTTCTGGTGTTGAGTATTTTACTGGATGGGGGGAAGCGTCTTTGACATCCACCATAAGTCTTGATCCTGCATCTTGGTCTTTAGATAATTTTGGAGAAAAATTAATTGCAACTATTAAAAATGGTAAAACGTTTGAATGGAATCCTATTAAATCTAATCCAAGTGCTTTAACTACAAGAGCAACTGTTGTTAGTGGTGCTCCAACAGCGTCTGTGATGTCTTTGGTATCTGATAGGGATCGGCATTTACTTATGTTAGGGACTGAAACTACTGTTGGTTCTCCAGAAACTCAGGATAAAATGTTTATAAGATTTTCTGATCAAGAAAATATTAATGATTATGCCCCAACTTCTGTAAATACTGCAGGTACTTTTAGAATAGATGCTGGAAGTAAAATAATAGGAGCTGTAAAAGGTAAAGATTATAACTTAGTTATTACAGATAATGCTGCTTATGTAATTCAATTTGTAGGACCACCGTTTACTTTTTCTATTAGACAAGTAGGATCCAACTGTGGTGCTATTGGACAACATTCTATAAAATATGTGAATGGAGTTGTATATTGGATGGGTGAATCTGGCGGTTTCTTTGCGTTTGATGGTACAGTGAAAACATTACCATGTTTGGTTGAAGATTTTGTATTTACGAATAAAGGAGATAATCTTGGAATTAACTATCAAAATGGAGAATCTGTATACGTAGGTTTGAATCATTTATACGAAGAACTTACTTGGTTTTATCCTAAATCAGGTTCAGATTTTAATGATAGATGTGTTACTTATAATTATCAAAACGGAACTTGGACTACTGGTTCCTTAGCAAGAACTACTTGGACAGATGCAAGTTTATATGACGTACCTTACGCAACAGAATTTACTTCAACAGGAACTCCAACTTTCCCAACTGTGCAAGGTGTTACAAATATTAATGGATCAACTTTATATTACGCTCATGAAGTAGGAACAAATCAAGTGGATACTGATGGAAATAAAACTGCTATTGAGGCATTTATTCAATCGGGGGACTTTGACTTAGGTGTTGGAGGAGATAGTCAAGTCTTTATGAGTATGAGAAGATTTGTACCAGATTTTAAATTAATTGAAGGTAATGCTCAAGTCACAATACAACTTAGAGATTATCCTAACAATACTCAATCCTCATCCCCTCTTGGACCATTTACAGTAACATCTACTACTGATAAAGTAGACACAAGAGCTAGAGCAAGATTTGCTAGCTTAAAAATAGCTAACACATCTACCGATGAAAATTGGAGATTTGGAACTTTTAGAGCTGATGTACAACCTGATGGTATGAGAGGATAATGGACGAAATATTTTTACAAGATTATGCAAATAGAGTTGCACAAGCTCAAGATCCTTTTGGTATTGCGGCAGTTCAAGCGCAACCAGGATTTGAAAACTATACTCCTAGTTTTGTAAATCAAGATTTAACCCCTATGGGTTTAGTCGATTCAAGACCAACAGAATCCCCTGATTATAAAAATATTGGAAAAAATATAATTAAAAATCAAGCAACGAATTACGTTATCAAACGAATGGGTTTAGAAGGTCTAAGAGGAAATATATTAAGTTCTGTGTTAGGAGCTAATCCTTATGTGCAAGGTATAGCAGCTTTAGGTTCTGCTCTTACAGGTAATCCATTAAATATATCAAATTTCTTAGCACAAAAAAGAGCTGAAAAAGTTTACGAAAGAAGTCAAAGACAAAAAGAAGCTGAATTAAATAGATCAACAACACAAGCAATTCAAAATAGATTGAATCAACAAACTCCATCTGCTCAAGATCGAGGTAAAGGAGGTAACATTCCAACACCTTCTAAACCTACTTCAGATGGATCTAAAGGAACTAGAGGATCAGGAATGTCTGGTTTTGGTGGAGGAGCTGATTTAGCATAATGGCAAGAGTAGATATAGTTATTCCAGAACCAACACCAACTTATACAGAAGAAAATCAAAGACAAGTTTCACAGTCTTTACGAACAATGCAAGACAAGTTGAATACATCTTATCAAGAAGAATTAAAACAAGAATTAGAAAGATTTACTTGGTATAACATGAGATTTGGTTGCTAATGAGTAATTGTAATAATGTAAATGTAGAACCAACAGTTATTGGTGGTGGAAATGGATCAAATGCTTATGATGCATTTGGAAGATTAAGAGTTTCTAATCCATTTACTATTTTTGATAGTACAAATGTA